CAATCGCAATGCTACTTTGGCAGTAGTAAACGTAACGCAAGCACAAAGAGATTTGCTACAAAACGTAACTCCTTATGTAGTTAACGCTATTACCGTTAAAGTGAAAAATGGGACAATGATTTACAATATTACATCAGGTTTATTCCAGCTTTTTAGAAACGGTCAATGGGAAAACATCTCAACAAATATAACTACTGCAACAGGAGTAGGTCTTACCTCATCCCCTTTTTCAATCCCATCAGGTCCAAGAGCAAATGTCGAAGTAGCGGCAAACCAAGTAAATGGTTTTATATATAATGATACAACTAATAACGATGTTAGAGGATATATTAACACTCAATGGATGACTTTATTTTCAGTCGGAACAGGAACTGCAGGTGTTGGATTAACTAATGGAGCACCTTTAATTTATCCAACAGGTCCAAGAGCAGCTGTCGAAGTAGCAGCAAACCAAATAAACGGTTTTACTTATTTTGATAGCACCAATACTGTTATACGAACCTATAAAGGTGCTTGGCAAACAATTACCTCAGCTTAAAAGTTGAAGTTAGATAATAATATTATTTTGCAGAGTATTAAATGAATTATCAACAACTAGTTACTCAAATTCTGGCCTATGCTAATAGGCCAGCAACAGATATCAGGTTTACTGCGGCAATTCCTTATTTTATTGATTTAGGGCAACAACGTATTTGGCGGGAGGCAAAAGATATAGGGTTTGAGAAAGTTACGCAAGGCGGTAAGTTTACGACCGGAAGCGCAATACTAGCAAAACCTGCTGATTGGAATAAAACTATTTCATTAATATATGGTAGTACGGAAAGTGCCTTTGCAAATACCGTCACTTTGTATTTACGAACTTATGAGTTTTGTAGGAGTTATTGGCCAAATGCAAATAATAGTTCCGGCGATAATCCGCCTTTGTTTTATGCTGATCATCAAAGAGACTTAAATAGCGATACGGGAACTGCTTATGACGGGTTCTTTATATCTCCGACACCTGATCAAGATTATGCTTATCAATTAGTGTATTTAAGGAATCCTAATCTTATAACCGTAGATAATAACGAGAACTTTTTAACTCAGAGATATCCTGATTTATTATTTTATGCCTGCTTTTTAGAAGCATTATCATACTTAAAGAATGATGAGCGCATTCCGGTATTTGAATCATTATATAATCGAGCATTGCAAAGTCTTAACAATGAGACTAAAGAGCGATATACCGATAGAACAAGTAAACGAGATAAGGATTAGGTTATGATGGGCAACGTACTTTATGCGTTTCAAAATAAGGAATAAATATGGCAGCAGATCAAATATTTCCTATAGTTTTTAAACCCGGAATACTCCGAGATAGGCCGCCGTTTCAGGGTGAGTATTGTACTGATGGACAATGGGTTAGATTCTACGGTGGTATGCCAAAGAAAATAGGCGGAATGCTTGGGATAAAAAGCTCGGTGAATAGGTACGTCACTAATAGTATATATAAATTTAATACTAGAGAGAATGAATATATCGTACTATACGGATACAATGACATTTTTGATCCTGATCATCCGAACGATCAGTCATCGGTATATAAATATGTAATAAGCAATAATGCTATTGTAGGACAGCGAGTTAATTACAACAATCTTACTTCTCCCGGCAAGCTATTATGGCAATTTATTCCTGTTATTAAATCTACAAACGCTATTAACGAGCAACAAAAGATAGTTTGTTTCGGTAGTAATAATCTTGATAATATTCTGGATGACACCGCTCCTTATATACGATATATCCCCTTAAATAATGCTAATCCTGCTGTAGGTCCAGCTAAAGACTTTACTAGTCCTCCTGAGGACACAAACGGTGGAATGGTCTTTATTAATCCTTATTTATTTGCTTACGGTAATAATGGATTAGTTAGGTGGAGTAAATTAAATGATCCTTTTGATTTTAGCGGCGAGAAGACATCTATAAACATTTCGACTGATAAAGTTATTTTTGGAGCTAAGGTTCGAGGCGGTAATTCTCCGACATTACTTTTTTGGACGCTTTCATCGGTAATAAAACTATCTAATAGTGCTACAGGAGAAAGCGATGAGTTAAAGATGACAAAGGATGTCATAACTGCTGACAGTTCAATTCTCTCATCAAGATGCGTGGTTGAATATGACGGGGTATTTTATTGGCCGGGTACCGGAAGATTCTTTATTTACAACGGCATAGTTAATCCTCTCGAAAATAATATCAATCGTAATTATTTCTTTGATAATATCGATATGAATAAACGCCAATTAGTATTCGGCGTAAAAAATGTTGCTAAGGATGAGATTTGGTGGTTTTACCCAGAAAGAGGACAAGAGGCAGAGGTCGGATGCACTCATGCTATCATATATAATGTTATAGAGAATAGTTGGTACGATACTTCAATTACCAGAGATTGTGGGTTTTGGGATAATGTTACTGGAAATATGTATACGTTCGGTAGATCGCTGACTAATCCTTTGAATACGAATAAGTGCTTATTTAAGCATGAAGTTGAAACTAATGAGGTAATTTTAGCTCCTCCGGTTATACAACGTATTTTAGGCGGTGTAGCTTCATCTAACAGGGGAACTAGTAACGATAATAGTGCGGGAGGTTATCCACAAAACGCATTTACAGAGCCGCCTTCCATTCGATCACTTTACGTTCAACGTGAAAATACTAATTTAATGTATGATTATGGAATCGGTAATTTGCAAACTATTTCACAAATACAAATAACAAACGCTAATGTTGACACTAAACAAAATTATAGATGTATTATTCAATCCTCTGTAGACCTTATAAATTGGAATGAATTAGTAAATCAAACTCAGACTTTTAATCGCAGGAGCACTTTGGTATTTGATATTCTTCAGCCCGAGCCGGCACGTGCTTATAGATTGATAGCTGAACCAAATGTGCCCACTATTTTTATAATGGCATTTGGTTTAAACGGAATAGTTGATCAACCGCAAATTAATACGGTAATACCTTCGTCTTTTACGACTCCGACTATATCCTTTGCCTCATTTAATCCTTTAAAACAATTAACCGGTATAGATAGATGGATGGAAGTTAAAAAAATAGAACCTGATTTTAGGATGGATAAGCCAGAAGATACAATGAGCATTGTTATTAATACTAAAGAATACGCACAAAGTCCTACTATTTCAAGTGAGCAGATAGTTTTTAGCGGAGCGACTCCAAAGATTGATTATTATTATCAAGGAAGACAACTAACTTTTACTTTTGCATCGACTAATTATTTTGAAATGGGGCATGTGATGATAACGGTCAATCTAGGTGACGGGCAATGATCACAGTATATCCTAAGCATATTAGTTTAAAATATTGGGCAGCCACACTATTAATGGATTATAGCAATGAACCTCTACCGATTTTAAAAGATGAAAAACAATGGACAAAGTGGGCTAAAATAGTTGCCGGTACGGGTTCTTTTTTAAATGCCGGAGTTCCTAGTCCTTTAAAACAAAAAGAAGACGAATCCCTATATAAAGATTGGGTAGAATGGGCAAAAGTAGTGTATAATATAATGAATTCAAGAACTAATTAAATAGAAAAAAAGAAATGTTTAATTCATATAGCAGCAGTCCTTATAATTTGCGAAGCACCAATCCTGAATTTGCACAAAACGGATTTGCGCAGCAGCAGTCTCAAAATACTGATTTTGATCCTTATACTACCGATAACTTTGCTCAAAATATTATTAGTGGCGAGCCAAATAGGCAACCTTATATCGAGGGTGTAAACCAAGGGCAAGTCGGAAATCCTATGCTTGGACAAGTAAGCGAGGGTAGTTTATATCCGATACAGAGTTCTACCGATATGCCGTATCTTAATAATACGGGTTATAGTAACTTTGCAGACGGCGGTCGTGTAAACGATCTAGCAAATAATGCTAGGAGTAGACTTAATATTCTGGGTTTAAGTCAATTAATGCGTAATTATGCTTCAGATGAGAGAGAGCATACGCCAGGATTTGTATCGTATGCAGAAGGCGGTCATGTAGAAAGCCCTGAATTTGAAGAAGAATTCGATGGAATGCCAATGGTTGATGCTTCACAATTCAATACAGATATGGAGCAATCAGAAGAATATAAACTGTTGCCTGGCTTAGCGGAAATAATTCGTCAGCAAGGAGAAGGTGAGGATACTATTCTTGCTCATATAAATCCGATAGAAGCGGCAGTTTTAAAAAGTATGGGCGGGAGTGGGACTATTAATCCTAAGACCGGCTTACCTCAATTTAGAGGTGGATTTTTTAGTGCTAGATATTGGAATAAAGGAGCTTGGAAAAGAGACGCTTTAGCAATAGTAGGAAATGTTATAGGTAATATGATTTTACCTGGTATTGGTGGTCCAATTGGTGCTGCCGCTGGCTCTGCGGCAGGAACAAAAATTAGGGGTCGCAAAGATTATGCAGGACACATGGCTAAATCAGCGGCATTAGCAGCGGCAGCACCGACTGCTGCTAGTTTGCTCGGCTCAGGTGCAAGTAGTATGGGGGCTGGTAGCGTCGGTAATTATCTAACTAATTACGGGAATACAAATGCTATATTACCTTCTCTTGGAATAGGCAATAGTGCCGGTAGCGGTAGTATTCCTGGTGTGCAGGCAGGAGAAACTGCTGCATCTACGGTTAGTAGAGAAGCTGGTAAAAAGGCAGTTGAGCAAAGTTTTGCTGATAAATTAATGGTCAATAGTAAAGATTTCTTTACACAACCTTCTAACATTATGAGTACTGCGGTTTTAGCAAATCAGTTAATACCGCAAAAAGAAAAAAAGGTAAAAGAAACGACTCCCGAAGAAATTGCCGCTAACGAAAAACGCTATAGAAATGCATCAAGGCTCTCACAAAGCGAACTTGAAGCAGAGGCAGCTTATTCTCTAGCCCAAAGAGAGGCAAAGCGCAGAGCAAGAAATGATCTCTATGGACTAGAGAGTTCAAGTGTAACACCATTATATCGAAAAGTGAATAGCCCTGCTGAATATGAAAACACAAGAAGATGGTTAGAGTATTATGACAATCCTGAATTTACGGGTAATCAGGTTCGTATGAAAGAGGGCGGTTCTTTTAATCCTTATTCTAGTTATGAAACAGAATACCCGATGGGAATTATCGGTTATTTAAACGGCTATAGCGGCGGTCAGGATGATGATATTAATGCTAAACTGTCGGATGGTGAATATGTCATTGATGCAAGTACGGTCTCGGATTTAGGTGACGGTAATAATGCTAACGGCGCAAAAAAGTTAGATCAAATGAGACGTAATATTAGAGTGCATAAAAGAGGGGGTAGCATTAAAATGCCACCCAAGGCGCACTCATTGTTAAGTTATATGAGGGGTTAATATGAGTA